GCGAAGTCGTCCAATTGCATGGTCAATTCAGCAGATGTGAAGTTGACGCCGATGTGCTTTTGGCTGGCAACGGTCAAAGTGGTGAACTGCTCGTTGTCGTCTTGCACTTGCAAGGCGGCGCCGTCAGTTACCAAAGCGCGGTCAGGTAAACGGATACGCAGTGTGGAACCAATCTTAGCACCTTCAACAGCGAAGCTGTCGTCGTACTGGCGGTTCACGTTACGGGTAAGCACCAGATTGTTCTCAAGAATTTCGAGAGCCTTACGGGTGATCATGTCAATCGTCAGAATACTATTAGACATTTCAGTCCTTTCAAAAAAGTCAAAGTTTTAGCGGTTCTGTGCTTGTAGCTTTTTAATCTGCCTTGCACGTTCAGCTTCAATCCACTGCGAGGCCGTCATGCTCTTGATAGAGCGAGGGTCTGTAGTGTCCAAAGTTGCTGCTCCAGCGGAGCGTGCAGTGACAGGAGAAATCGGCGCGGGCGCAGATGTTGTTTTCTTGATCGGGGGCGCTGATGCCAATTTGGCTTCAATTTTCCCAATCTCTTTCGCCTGACCGAGTGGCGTCATGCGTGAGATGCGATCTGCTTCTTTTGGATTTGAGCCAAGGTAGTACGCTAACTCAGGCCCAATGTCCGAAGACTGGATCGTTTCAGCCATCACGTTTGTGATCGGTAGCTTGGGGTTGTAGGCGACTTGTTCAAAGTCATCATACTTGTCCCGCGCTGCTTCTTCACGCTCTTGATAGCTTTCGAGAACGGCTGATTGCTGCTTGGCTGCTTCACGTTTGGCCAATAGTTCTTCAGCTTTCTGATAGGCCATTGCTTCCGCATAGGCTTCAGGGCTTTCAAACTGGTCAACGGACGCAGTTGGTACAGCTTTCACGATTTGCGATTCCGCAGACCGATTTGCTTGCTCTCTTTCCCACTTACGTTGCTCTCTTGCGAGGCGTTTGCCGATCATCGCATCAATTTCAGCCTGGGAGTACTTCTTTTCCTCTGTGGCCTGATCAACTTGGTTCTCAGCGACTTCCGGCGTACTTTCAACAACTTCAGGTGTGGCCGTCACATCCGTGGTTGGCGCGGAGTCTACTTCCGCTAGGGCTTGGACTTCTTCAGTCATTTTTTTATGAATCCTAAGATTCCTCGGTCTACTGGGCCGATACAGTTGTTTTAATCTTACACCAGATTACGCTGGTTGTGCAACTTATAGCCAAGGCAAAGCGGGTTCAGCAGACTTTTGAGCTAACTGGCGTGAAATCTGGTCAGCTACTTGTGCTTCACCTTCGTCTTTAATAAGACGAGTAGATGTGTGTTCCACATTGTCCATGTCTGTCCAAGTGGTAACAATAGGCTCAAAGCACCAATCAATTACTTGTTGTTCAGTCAATTGTTCATAAGGAACAAAACTGTCACCACGAACTAAATCACGACTGTAAGCAGCAGAGGCTGAGTTGTCGCCATCAGTTCCTGTAACTGTTAAATCAACCTTAACAATCAAATTGTCTTGGGCTACTTGTACTTTGTTAACTGTCCATTTGTATTCCATAATATTTCCTTATTTTATCGAGTCACAATCCAATCAACATTGTCACTAGATGATGTTGAAGCGTTTAGAGTAAAACCAATCTGAGTTTTGTTTGTTACCCAAAAAGTTTTGTTTGCTTGTGGGGCAATCGCAACACGATAGGGGTAGTTTGGTTGAGGCTTAGTTAAAACAACAGCGCAAGTAGTTGAAGCCGAAAAAGTTGCTGTCCCGCTATCATTCCAAAAATCACCTCTGTTTGTCAAACCAGAACAATCGCCTTGAAACGTAAACCTTGAGTAAGTATCAGCAGAGGGGAATGTGTAATATGGGCCAGATGGCATTGTGTCCAATGAATAGGCGCACGATCCCGTGTCTGCATTGGTAATGCTTCCAGAACTTCCCGATCTAAGATATAGCGCTGCGGTAGGAACCGCATAAACTACACTAATGCTTGTGCCAGCAGTAACAGCGCCCGACCAAGAAACTGATGTTGAACCATTTGTAAATGTAGCAGCGCGTCTTATTACAACTGTGATGTTTGCGGCGGCTGTAACTGCATTAATCCATGTCACCGCAGTTGAACCATTGGTAAACAAACAATATTGAATTGATCCATCAGAAAAAGTAACTTTAGCCGTGCCGCTTTCAGAAGTCCAATTTGCGGTTAAGGTTCCAGATGTTGCTGCAACCAAAGCGCCAGTAAAAGACAATGAAGCAGTAAAATCTGTAGCAAAAACGCCTGTCCCAGTGTCTTGTGTCCAAGCAGTTGTTAATGTGCCTGATGTAGCCGCAGTTAATGCGCCTGTCAAAGTTAAATTAGCAGAATAACCAACAATACGCAAATTGTTTACTACTAATGTTCCTGAAATTGGCCCCTGCATAGCAGCACCATTAACTTTTGATTGAGGAATAATCAAAACGTCTGGGCCATCTACAAATTGATTTCCAGTGCCTTGAATATCATAAACAAAGTCACAAGCAGGAGCGCCAGCAGTCCAACCTTCAGCTAAAGCCCAAAGAATAGTGTTGTCTTGTCCAGTTATAACAACTTGTCCCTCAGTTCCAAGATGGGTAAATAGATTCCATGAACCATTGCAGACAAGAGCTTTACCATTAGAACACTGTGCAATGTTCAAATAATAATCATTGTAAGAACCAGCATTTAACACAACTCCAGTATCATAAGAACCAGTAACCCCAAAAATACCAAATGGGCCAGCGTGTCGTTCTTGAACTACTGAAATTTTATTGGCAAATATTTCACCAATAGGACACTTGAGTTCAAATGTACGGAACCCATCGCTGCCGCCTATGTCAAACGTACTGTAAGACACAATAAATGGCGCAGCAGCCTCAACAATGCACATAGCCACAGTTGCGCCAGCTTTACCTAAAAACCATACGCCACTTAATTCACAGGCAGTGTTTTGAAACGGGTTGTTTGCAAAACTAGAAACGCACCACCAAGCTGGATTGTTAGTAGCGCCTTGCAAAATGTAAGTGCTACGCAGACCAGAACCTCTAAAAACTACACCAGTTTTATGAATAAAATTGTTTAATGTGTAAAACCCTGGCGGTATATAAATAAGTTTAGATGCTTCCTGTGCAGCAGTAAACGCCGCAGTCATGTCCATCGTAGAGCTTACAGTTTTACTGTCTGCAATTTGAGCAGCAGTCATAAAATCGTAAACGCTAACAGACGATTGCAATTTGCGTTCTGCCGTTGTCGTAACAGCGCCCGTTCCTGATGGAGTGTAGGTAATTTGATAACTACCTGGCATTGTTAGGCTCATCTTTATTCCTTAAACAAAGTATGTAAGTTGTACGTTTGGCAATGCACCAGTTGCAATAATAGTTGTATTAGTAGCACTAAGAACAAATATGGTTGATCCACCATTTGTATATGCTTGTGTAATAACACCCAAATTATTTTCTCGGCCAACACCTATAAAAGAATAAGCAAGTGGAGTGTGAGGAAGACTTATGGTTAATGCGCCTGTACCTGTTCCAGCATTAGTAATGTTTATGTTGGCAGTTACTGTGACTTGACGGCCTATGCGGGTATATATTGCAGTTACAGTATAAGACGTAATTGTTCCACCGCCAGAAGCTACTGTAGGAGTCCAAGTACCTTGTTCATACCAATTAAGCAACTGTGAAGTCATACACGCCAATGGGGTGTTAGCAGTAAAGTTCACGCCTTTTGCGGCTGTACCTTGAATCAAATTTCCAGTTGATAAAGTTTGATCACCAGTAAATGATTGAGCTGCATCAGTGCGGGCTGATGTGAAATTAGCATCAGGAACAGTCATTACACGGGTAGACGCAGCCGCAGGGCCAGTAACTTGCAAAATACCAGTGGTTGCATTTGCTCGAATATTGCGAACAGTCAAATCGTTAGTTGCAACTTTTACTGTAGTGCTTGATTGAACAATAGGCAAAACCTCAGTTCCCGCTAAAGGGGTTGATGCTGAGGTTAGTGCTGAGATTTTTTTATCTGCCATGATTTGACTCCAATTAAATGTACATCACTTCAATTATTGAACTGTTATACGGGGCTTCAGAAAATATTAGTGTTACTCCACTAATAGAATATGTATTTTTGTTTTGGTACACACCATTAATGTAAACAAACGTAGAATTTTCATTAATTGGTGCGGAAGCTAACGTAAAGTTAACTGCTATGCCATTTCCAGTAAAGTTTTCTACTTGGTAAGGAACTGCGCCATTACTAGAAACATTGTCGTAAGTTGCAATCAATACATCAGTTGAGTCAGTAAGAACAAACTTATAAGATACTGATGTAATCCAAATTTCACCACCGCTAGGCACACGCCCAGCAGCATCCAAAATAATTGGGTTTGTACGGGCAACATTTCCTGCAATCGTTGTGTATGTAGTTGCTGGCGTAGTTGTACCAGCAAGGTATGTATATAACTTACCACCCGTCAAAACAGAGCCAGTATTGGTAAAAAACTGGGCCGCAACACCGCCCACTGGGGATAAAAATACGGCCATTTAGGTCACTCCAAAAGAATTTGCCCACCGTCCTCTTGGACGAGATTTTCACTAGACTCGGTAAGAAGGTTGCCTACTGAACCGCCGCTGTCAATTGTCCCTGTAAACAACGTGACAATGCCGCCAAGGCCAAGACCTAGTGCGTTGCGGAGGGCGACACCAAAGCTCATTGCTTGTTGATAGGTTTGCAGTACACCGCGCCATCATCCGCAATGCGAATGGCACTTACGCGAAAAGGAGCGCCAGTGCCCATAGCCACATAAAACGGGATAGGGGTAAAAGCAGGAATTGGGGTGCTTGCAGTGGTGGCCACAGCACCTGGGCCAACTTCCACATAGCAAGGGGTTGTAGACCAGATTACCACGCCTTCGGGGCCTGGATTCCAGTCAGTTGTGTTGCCAGCAGAGGCAGTGTAAGCAACTGTGCGACCTGGGAAGTCGGCTTGTGATAGAGGGTTGAGAAGTTCCATGATGATCCTTACGCCAAGAATTTCAATTTGTACAAAGTTCGGAGATATATCTCAACGATATTATCTATCAATTGTTGGAGCGATGAGTCAGATTTATCACACACATCGTATCTTGCAGCTTCGATTTCGGCAAGTGAATCTTGCAAAAACTCAATAATATTGGCTGTCTTCTTGGCCGAATGCAGGGTAATTGGGCCAATCAGGCCGTACCGGCCTTGATAGGCTTCGGCAAAATCATCTGCCGCACCAATGATGCGGTTGTAGAAGATGTTGAGCGCTTCGTGCTTGCTAAAACTGCGGGTGTTCAGATGCACGGAATGTGCGACATCCCGCGCCAAAAACAGCAAGCCTAAAAATTCATTTGCTTTCATTGTGGCATTCCTTGTGGAGGCATCATCTGTTGTTCTGGTGGCATCATCTCTTGTTGCGGAGGCAGCATCTCAGGCATCTGGTTCATCATGCTCTGTGACTCCATGGCCGCAGCGACAACACCCATGGCAATGTCTTGAATCTGTTCTTCAGTCATACCAGCCTGCACAGCAGCAATGCGCTTGGTTTCGGCGTCATAAGCCTTGATCTGAGCCTCAAAGTCCTTGCGCTCCAAGTCCTGCATCTCAATTGATTTGCCGACATTCTGGATCATCTGATACATCTGCTCCATCTCAGCGCCCATGGCCTGAATCTGTTGCTGCGCTGCCTGCAAGGCTGGGTCTTCGTCACCATCTTCCAAGAACTTGGGATCAATGGTCTTGGCAAAGCGCTTGGCCATCTCTTGGGCGCCAGGCCAGTCCATGTTCTTGACAAACAAGTCACCAGCCACAGACCACAGTTGTGGGTTGCCTTGCAACAGCTGCGCCATGGCTTCCAATGCCGCTTGGCGCTTGGTTGCGTAGCCTGGGCCAGTCGTGGCCACCACATCGTACTTGCCAACACCAGGGTTGTAGATTTTCTCAATCACAATACCCTGCTCGTTCACAATCTTGTTGACGGGTTGCGGCTGATCAGGATTGATCTTGATCATCTTAGTTTCGCCGTCTTCACCAATGATGCGAGCAATGCGCTGTGTGTCGTAAATCTTGGGGATTAAGTCCACCAACTGACGAGCCACATGGCGCACAGCGCGGGTCAGGTTGTCACCATAGTGGTATGTGCCAACATCACCCTCACGCTGGCGAGCCAAGATGGCTCTGCCAGAGCGTTCATTAGAACCCATGCCAAGTGATGCGTTATATTGGCCGGTTGTGGACTTGATGTCCTCAGATGCGCCTGCCTTGGCTTGCAAAAGGCCCGTAGAGGCCATTGGCGGCTGGGCACGCTGGGGTAGTGGCAGAACTGCACCTTGGCCGTCTGTAACGTCAGGATTTACTTCCAGATAGGGCCAGTTGTTTGTGTTGGCTGTCTTCCACTTGTCCTCATAGCCCTCAAACTGGCCGCCGTAGCCAATAAACGGAGCCTTGGGGGCCAGAGCCAGCATCTCAGCTTCCTGAGACACCCAGTAGTTGTACATGCGCTG